CGTGTGGAGTACCAACACTGAACAGAAACTACAAATTCTAGAACAAATTTTAGTATTGTTTCGTCCTGCAATGGAAATACAGACTACTAGTAACTATATTGATTGGACCAGTCTCAGCTATGTAGAGCTTACCGGAATGAATTGGTCTAGCAGAACTATTCCGCAAGGTACTGAAAACGACATTGACATTGCCACCATGAATTTCTTAACTCCTATATGGTTAAGTCCTCCTGCTAAAGTTAAAAAGTTAGGTATCATTACTAAAATTATTGCTAACATTTTTGCAGAGGAACAAGGTACAAGTGCAATGGGTCCTGAATTTAGTTTCTCTAATCCAGTATCTAGAGTCACGGTAACTCCGGGCAACTTTTCGATCTTGTTAACAAATAACACAGCTAAACTAATGGCAGCATCTGAAAACTTGTTAGTAAATGACTTAGAACAGATTCCAATTAAAGCTGGCACTAAAATTAACTGGAAGGCATTATTAGATCTATATCCTGGCAAGTTTAGAACAGGACTGAGCCACATCGAACTTACAAAACTTGATGGTGGGAAAATTGTAGGCTACCTAAGTATTAATCCATTTGACGAAGCAGACATGGATGTTTTAAACATTCAGTTTGACGGAGAAACTTTGCTGAACACTGCAATTTCTGATCTTACAAATACTGTAAGTAGGGGCACAGTCAATGCTATTGTAAATCCAAAAACATTTAATCCAGGTACACCTAGTGTTGATGCACGTTATTTGATACTAGAAGATATTGTTACAACAGAAGAGGATGGACCTAATGCATGGGCCAACAGTAATAGCACCAACTTTACTGCATCTGCAAATGATATTATTCAATGGGACGGAGTGCAGTGGAATATAATTCTCAGTTCTGCAGATACAACTGAAACAACATATATAACTAATTCATATACAGGAATACAATACAAGTGGGATGGCACCCAGTGGTCTAAGAGTGTAGACGGTATGTATTATCCTAGTGAATGGCGTTTAGTTTTATGATACGTGAAGACATTGTATGCAGTGGAGGTTTATTCTTTGCTAAAGATACAAAAAGATTTTTATTTTTGTTAAGAAATCAAGGCAAAACTGCGGGCACATGGGGCATTGTTGGCGGCAAGAAAGAGCCTGCTGATGCTACTCCGTATGCCGCATTAGAAAGAGAAATCACAGAAGAAGTTGGATCTCTGCCTAAAATAAAGAAAGTAATTCCGCTAGAGCTGTTTACTAGTGAAGATCAACGATTTTATTTTAACACATACATGTTAATTGTTGACAAAGAGTTTATTCCTGTGCTTAATGACGAACACGTGGGATACGCATGGTGCAGTTTAAATCAGTGGCCAAAGCCTCTGCATCAAGGTGTTAAGAGAAGCCTATCTAATCGAACTAACAAAACTAAAATAGAATTGCTAATTGAAATAGTCAGCTGATTACCAAGGCTTGTTTAGAGTAACAACAGCAGGTGCCTTTTGTTGCTCAATTTGATTTTCTAAATTTAGTTTATAATCTGCAAGGACTTCTTCACCCATTGCAGTTTCAACCCAGGCCTGCACAGCATCTTGAGTCAATAGATTAAATGGCTTATATGTTTCTGGATCAGGTTCCGAAAGGCCAACTGAACCAAAAATTTGAGATCCGTGCCCTTCACCGTCTGTTGCAGATAAGATAAACTCTACATTATACACGACATTTGTCAAGCCGTTTAATGTAGGGTGTGCAGCAAATCTAGGAAATTCCCAAGTATATGTAATCATAATAATATTTATCTCCAATGCGGTCCTTCGTACCATCCTGCTAAACTATGTCGTACACCGCTAATTAACGGTGTAACTTCATGAAAAATGATACTAGGAAATACACAAACTGTTCCTCTAGCACGAAGATTTTCCGAGTTAGGATAATGCCCAACATCTAAAAACTTTAAATCACCGCCTTCGTATGCGTCAGGATCACTAAGTTGTACAGTTACACTCAGCTTTCTTTGCGTAGGTAACGGTGCTAAAAATACATCCTGATGCCGTTTGTAAAAACTCTGTTCTTCACCAGTGTAGGTAGCAAACTGTATTGCAGGTAAAAATTTATAATCTACCTGAAACCATTCTTTATTAATTTGATCAACTACCTTGTCTAATTCATTAAACAAGTATGACCATGTGGAGTTTCTTACTATACCGCGAATTGAGCTTCTACGCCATTCGTTGTTAACCCTATCACTAGAAGGCCCTAATTTTGCTTCTTGTTCTGGCAAAATTAGGGCCTCTTGAATTATTCTATCACATTGTTCGGGCGTAAAATAACTTTTAATATAAGCCCACTCACCTATCATGTATTATTTGGGTCAGGAGTTGCTGTTCGTTTTGCAATAGTGCTAGCCATTGCTTCGGCTACTGTAGTGGCTGTTGTGGTATCTGTTCCTGAAAAAGTAATAGTAGTAACATTAGGCAGTAAGTCTCTTTCAATTACAGAAACTGCTACAGTATTTTTAACCCAGCCAATAATATCTTGTTTAGTTACGTTGTCAATTGACACAAATACTTCAGAATTCACATTAGGGTTAAGTTCTACAATTCCTACCTGATACTTAGAATTTCCTTCACCGTCGTCTGCTGTGCATTTCCATGTGACACGAAATACTACGTTTTCATTTCCGTTGTGAGAACTTATTAAATCTACGTTCTCAATATCCCAGGTATAAGTTGTTGCCATTGTTTTCTCCGCTGTACTAAACTAGTATTTATTCTTTACCAGGTCCCATTGCACCTTGGCCGCCTGCGGCCTGTTGTTCTTGAAGTTGCGGTGCGACTTGCTGACGGATTGAGTCAACAACAGCAAAGCATTGTTCGTAAGGTAGTTTGCCTAAACCCGCCATGATGGTGTTTAGTTCGTTCATATCTAAAGTTAAATTAATCTTGTTCATAAAAGCTCCGTTAAGGTATATTATTTATATACCAATATAATCTATTGGTATTTTCTGAGTTTAAGGTTGTAAAGACGGGTCGGCAACAGATGCTGCTCCCGGTTCAGCAATAGACGCTGTTCCTTTACCTGGTGCCCACGGCAATTCTGGTTGAGAAATTGCGGCACTGTTTATTTTATCTTGTATTCTTGCATTAACATGCTGTTCGTAATCGCCCACTACTACTGCTTTAATCCAATTTAACACAGTTTCTTCAGTCAGTTGTTCAAAAGCAATAAACTCTCCTGCTGGCACACTGGCTGCAGAAAAAGGTGTTGCACCTTCAAACGTTCCAGAATTACCGTTCTCGTCAGTGCCGGTCTTTTTCCAATAAGTTTGCACTACTGCATTAAGATTTTCGCCTTCAGTTCTAGTTCTAAGAGAAGTAATTTGCCATGTGTAAGTAACTGCCATAATCAATCCTCTACTGCATCGCTATAGTAATTTAGAGTTTTTAAGAAATCATATGCTTGTTCTACCACTGTTTTTGTAGATGCCATGTCAATAGACATCCAGAAATTAGTTTCTGATTTGGTTTCAACTCGCATGTCTGCAGGTACATCTGTAGGATAAACTCCAATATGTGCAATTGGTAATTTGCCTGCATCTCTTGCAGCTTTATTATAAAATACCTGTACGCATACTCTACCGTAGTATCCTTTTTTCCACTGCCAATCAGGACAGTTAGCCGGTCTAACACCTCCCGGATCCGGAATATCTGTTGGAATCTTATGTGTTATAACTTGACTTATTACATGGTACGCAGAGTCGGCGTCAATACCATTAGCAAGTTCATACCTTTTAATTAGTGCCATTTTTTATTATTTCCTTGAGTTCATCAATTTCAGCTTTTAGATCTTTAATCGCCTGGATTAAGAACGGCGTAATCTTGTCGTATTTAACAGTTAGGTAACTCTCGATGTTAGAATCTTTGCCAGCACATCTACCTGCTTTGTTTTCAGCTACGGCAATTGGTAAAATTTCTTGTACTTCTTGTGCAATCAGTGCAGTTTCGACCTGCCCTTCGTAGAAACCGTCATTGACTTTGGTTGCTAATTCGTTCCATTCGAAGCTAGACGGTACTAGACGATCAACTAATGCTAAACCGGATCCTTTTTCTAGAGGTTTGATGTTCTGCTTTAATCTACGATCGGACCAGTAGGCGGTAACTTCACCACGTGCGTACAGGTTATTTCC